AGCTTCGAGAGCGATAAAGTATTCAATAGGCTTAGTCACATTTGCAAAATGCGAAATACCTTGTTGTGATACTTGTACCTTGTAGTCACCAGAAAGAAGTTTTAAGTTTTCGACCTTAAAGAAGTAAGTAAAGTCTGAAGGTGAGTTGTCACCAACTGCAATGCTGAAATCGTTTGATGTATCATTCTTTCTGTCAGTAACAGTTAGTTTAATATCACCACCAGCAGTTCCAGTAAGAACCACATCTGGAACACCAAGAACAGCAGAGGCCTTGAGGATTTGATTAAACGTATCCTGTGTAAAGGTAAACTCTACATCAACAGAGGGCATACTAATTTCAGTCTTTGGTGCAGTTACGATAGATGGGTCACTGAACATATAAGTCAGATTGCTTCCACCACCTTCTTCATTAAGACGTACACTTTTCTCATCAAATGATAGTGTAGGGTCTTTGAATAGTGACAATGCAGACAAGAACTCGTTCAAGTCATAGATTGCAAATTCATTATTGAAAGTATCTGGAACAGTTGCCTTTGCAACGATGTTTTTCATCGCAGACATTGTTCCAATCGCAGTACCATTTTTTACCATAAGATTCTGGTTAATGGTCGAAAAGTTCTTTAGAACCTCTCGTGTATCATTACTAAGTTTCATTTTCAATTTTTCTCCTGAGTATCGTGATTATGTAGAGCCATTATACCATAATGGATCACCTTTAGCAAGTCATTTCTGTTCTTACCATCTTTTTTTCCATACCGTTGTGAATACTTTAAAATATTACCGATACAGAAACCTTCTCCATGGCCACTGTCCATGATGAATTCTGTTGCTTGAAATTTGTTGTGGGAATAGTGAGCGTTATAGGTTTTATCTATATACTCTGTCATTTCTTTGAGGATTCTATCCTCTGAGTATTTGTAGTCAATTCGCTTTTCAGCGACTACAGGTTCATCTTTTTTCTTAAACATTACGAATCCTCAATTTCAATTAATCATACTATAACATAAAAAGGTGCCCCTGTCAAGAGGCACCTTCACTTTACTTACTTGATTTTGATTGAACGTGGCTTCTTTTCATCTGGAATAATTCTTTCCATGTCGATTTTAAGAATACCATCTTTCATATCAGCACCATTTACAACTACGTCATCTGACAGTGTAAATGCTTTTTTAAATCGTTTGTTTGAAATACCTTTGTATAAGTACTCCTTTTCATCATCACCCTCTGGTCGAGACTTAGATTCAATCTTGAGAACATTCTCTCTGAATTCAATCTCAATCTCATCCTTTGAGAAACCAGCAACGGCAATCTCAATGGTGAACTTATCATCATCGTGTTTTACGATGTTGTAAGGGGGGTAACTTGAAGGACTAGTTTGATTAGGATGATTCCCCATCAGACTGTCAAACATTCTATCGAAACCGATAGAGTAAGTATTGATCCTTGACGGATCTAGTGTAAAGGCTGTATTTACCATATTTAATCTCCTTTATTAAGCAAGATACAGTGTAATACCCATATAATATGGCGTATCACATTTATTTATAATGGTAGTTTTTTGGGCGGAAACTACCAAAACCGTGATTTGCGTCACAGAGTAAGCATATTATGTGACGTACAGGGCGACTTACGAACAGCACCCTGTATTATATATAAGACTTATGCAGCCTCAGCGTACTCTAGAGCTTTATCTAGGGCATTTAGTTTAACCTTACGGTTACGTCCATACCATGCAGACTGCAAACGTGAGTCACCTTCACGACCCTGTAAGTGGTCAGTCATGTATGTTACAGAGTTAAATGCCTGCCACCAAGAACCTTCGGCAAAGTTTGCACCTGGCTGTGTCTGCAAGTTTTCCATTGCAGTCTTGGCGTTACGAGAAGTATAAGGCATAACACCATCTACCTTCTCTTTTGCTGGAGCGCCAAATACTTCATTGAAGTACTGAATGACATTATCGCCAGTAGCAGGTTTACTACCAAGGAACTGAGCCATTGACTTATATTGCTCCATTTTCTCACGAGCGATACCCATCTGCTCTTTCACCTCAGCGGCATCGAATGCCTTACGGTGATTTACAGTAACCATCTTGTCAGTGTCTTGTGACAGAGACAATGTGAGAGTGTTGTTACATACGACACGAATTGGTGTCATACGAATGTTTAGTGCCTTACCAAACTGGTGAGGGTTAGTGAACAGGAAGTAGTTCTCTGTCAAATCACCATTGAACAATTCAAATGATTCTTTGGTTTTTGCAAGAGCCCACACAAGTTGTCCATTTTTCAATGAACCAGCAGTGTGCATCTCCATGTCACCAGCCATTACATAGTCGTGGAAAAACTCAAATGCTTCTGAGTTCTGCACTGGATTCCAACCAGTACCAACAACATCAAGTACTGAGTTGTCTGATGTACGAACAAGTGCTTCCTTGTTCTTCACGATTGCACCTTGTGGGGTAACAAGTTTTTCTTTAGTTACTTCCCAATCAAGTCCAGCAACTTTTTGGAACTGGCCAGGTGTGAGGTCAGCCTCTACCTTAGTACCAAGTCCATGCCAAGGAACGTCACCAACGTATGCCATTTGTGCGTTTCCGTTTACGATTTCAAGTTCATGTGCCATAATATTTGTCTCCTAACGACTTTGTTTTCTCACTTTACTTATACAGTATATACGTTCTTATAACAAAAGTCAAGATGTTTTTATAACTTTTTTTCAGTTTCTTCCAAAAAATTGTGTTGGCCATTCACCATCTGGTTTATCGAACAGATACCAACAACAATTGTCCTTACCTGTACTCTTACTACCTTCTATCCACTTCACACGGCCGATGCTGACTACCTTCCTCAACCTAGGCATGAATTCTATACTTTGTTTCGTATGCATCCAATCTGCATCAAAGAGTAACCAAGTTGGTAACTGGTCAGATAGATTTACAATAAGGGGGTGTAGTATCTTACGATTCCAAGGTGGGTTTGTTATGCAAACATCACATCCTACAATCTTATCAGTCATTGCATCACCATCACCAACAAAGTCTGCCATAGGTTCTATGTCAGTCATCCAGTACCCTAACAGTTTTGTCAGTTGTTCTATGTGTCGAATCAGTCTACCGTCACCGGCACAAGGTTCTGCAAACAATCCTGTCTTTGGTAAGTGGGGAACAAGAGGCCTTACTGCCTCTATAGGAGTAGGGTAGAAATCTCTTTCCACCCTCTCAAAATCACTTCTTTTTCCCATCCTTATATTCCTCATAAAGAATTAATGCTATCAAAGCATAATTGGCCATGTCAATAAGTGTATCCTTGATACTCTCATCTTTAACCTCAAGTAGTTCTTTCTTTGCAAAACCCATAATACGGCTGAACTTGTCTCCTAGTCGAACACAACATCCCTTCCATGCTGGGATACCACCCATCTCACAGGTTCTAAAGTTTGCAAACACATCTTCCACACTTGCATAGTCGTGACGCTTTGCATCGTGTGTCTTTTTCATTTCTTCTAGTAATTCTTTAAACCGTTCACTTTGATCCATTATACCATCCTACTAAAGTTTTTCTCTTTCTTAAACTGAATAATGTTTCTAAACTTATCAAACAACATATCCTGTTTGTGTGATATGACAAATACATTCTGTTGGTCAAATGTATTCAAAATCTTTAGAAAATCATCAGTACCAGTGTTATCCAAAGATGAATCAAATATCTCATCTAGTATTAGTAGATTCGTATTCGTAGAGTTTTTCATCTTTGCAATGGCTCTCCATGTAAATAGAAGTGCCAAATCAATTCGCATCTTCTCACCTTCTGAGAATGATGCATAAGAGAACTCATCTCTGAAACGTGACTTGATTGTTTCATTGAAGTTCTCATCAATATTAAAGTTAACAAAGAAATCCATAGATGATAGATATGTGTTTACCAACTTATTCATAATTGGTAGATACTGTTTTACAATCTTTGTCTTGATGCCACTGTCTTGTAAAAGATTACGAGCAACATCAATGTAAAACTTATCTTCATTCAACTTAGTCTTTTGTTCTTCAATCGACTTTATCTGTCCTTTTAGTTCTGCAAGTTTTATCTTATCTTCTTCTGACACAGAACCGTTTTGATATGCCTCAATATCTTTTTCTAGTTTTGCATTGAACTTTTCCAACTCTGCAATAGAGGAAAGTATTTTGGCCCTCTCAACATCATTCTTACGAATAGTTTCTAAGTCTACTAAGATTGATTGGAGTCTGTCTTGTTCTTCTGATTCCATTCTTTGTAAATCTGCGATACCGTTTTCGATGTCTCCGATTTTTGTGGTTCTGGATTCAATCTGCGTCTGCTTAGTTGATTCTGTAATCGGCTGTTCGCAAGACGGGCATTCATCGTTGTCCTTGAAAAATTTGATTTGACGGTCATGCTCAGATTTCCTGTTCTGAAGGGCTGCTTCTGTTTGAGTTAGTTTCTTTAGTTTCTGTTCTAGTTTTGCTTTCTCTTCTGCATCATAAGATAGATTTTCGTTATCAATCTCTAATGCTTTCACATCATCTCTTCTGAAGTCAATAGTGCTTTTATTATCCCATAACTTCTGTTGGTTCTCTGCAATAATAGCAGACTTATTGTTTACAACTTCTTTAATAAATTTTTCTTGTAGTGTAACCTTTTCTTTTGTTAAGTCAAAGTTATACTGAACATCACGAATATCCTCTGCAAGAGACTTATTCTTGTTCTTGAGAAGAAAGTTCATCAGTGAGAAAATCTTGATATCTAGGATATCCTCGACAACCTCACGGCGAGCCTTTGTAGACAACTGCATGAAAGGAACAAAGGTAGATGAACCAAGAATAACAACCTGTGTGAAAGAACGATAGTTCAATCCTAAGATTTGTTGTTCTAGATGTTTCTGATAATCCCTTGCATTTGCATCTTGGTTTATCATAGTACCGCCAATCCAAACTTCAAACTTGTTTGGTTTGATACCACGAACAACCTTCACATCTTTATTGTTCACATTAAACTCTACTTCAACAATAGTGCCATTACCATTAACAGAGTTCACAAGTTGTGATTTTGAGATATTACGAAAAGGCTTATTGAACAGGACAAAACAAAGCGCATCCAGAATAGTAGATTTACCGGCTCCGTTTTCCCCAATAATTAACGTAGTTGGAGCATAGTCCAACTGTATTTCAGTGAATTGATTTCCAGTGGATAGAAAGTTCTTCCACCGTACTTTATTAAATGTAATCAAAGTTCCAAGTCGCTCGCTTCTACATAAAGTGACTTCATCATACTAGTCAATCTTTTCTTATTCAAATCTACATCAAGTTCATCAATGTAGCGCTCTAACAGAGTCATAGTGTCCTCTGCATTCTCAATGATTGCATCATCAACATTCGATGCATCTAAATCACTGAAGTCCTCTACAATCTTTACCTCATGGGCTCCAGATTCACCAAGGACTTTATCAATGAATCTATCGAATTGATACAAGTCTTTTTTATTTACTACTACTATTTTAACAAACTTATCTCTTAATGTCAAGATGTCAAAGTCATTATAATTTGTAGTAGTATCATCATAATATACTTTTTCAAATATAGTGTAAGGATTGACGATACGTTCTAATTCTCTGGTGTTGGTGTCAAAGATATGGAAACCTTTCTGACAACCATCATCACTCCAAGTCATCTGGTATGTGTTACCAAGATAATATACATGGCCATCATCAGACTTCTTATGGAAGTGTCCAGAGAACACAGTATCGAACTTATTTAGAAACTTCTTATCGTAACCGTTTTCTGAGAAGTGTCCTTTATGCATTTCAAATCCATTGATTTCAAAATGCCCCATACAAACTTGTGCATAGGTTGATTGAATACTTCTCATAGAACGCTCGTAGTTATCAGAACAAATCCACGGCATAAAGTGAATCCCTGTTCCATCAAACTCTTGGGTACATGGGCCATCATAACATTCAATACCAGAATATTTTTCTTCTCCTGGCCCACCTAGTAGTTCGTAGAGAGAGTTAATCTCATTGGTGTTCTTATAATAGGTATCATGGTTTCCTGCCATAACGTGCATCTTGATTCCTCTAGATACAATAGGAAGGATAAAACGCTCACGCAAATCTTTTGCAATTTTATAGGATACAAACTTACGTCTGTCCATCAAATCACCAAGATGGATAATCGTATCAATCTTATGTTCGTCAAGATAAGGGAAGAAAGTATTCTCCCAAAACTTGTAGAAGTATTCGTTGAATGCTAGATTATCATTGCGAGCGCCAAAGTGGGTATCAGTTATCAGCGCTATCTTCATCGTAAAATTTCTCTAGTCCTTTAGGTTCAGTTTTCTTTTTCTTCTTAGGTTTATAAACATCTTCGGCTGGTAGGAAGTTCTTCTGTAGATACTCCACAAACTGTGCCTGTTCCATATCCTCACCAACTGCAAGAATATCAACATTCATATTCTCAATCACTTTGTGACGAATGTGTTGTTGTTTCTTTTCTTTTTGAATTCTACGAATGAATGCGTAATAGATAATCTGTGTAAAATACGCAAATGGATTGTTTGATTTCTCTGGATTGAAGTTGCCACAGTATTGTAGACAATTCTCAATACCGTCTGAAATCATTTCATCTCTATAGGTATAATTAATAAAATTTGGTCTGTAAGAAAGATGGTTTGCAATTTTTAAGAAGCATTCACCAATATAGTTAGTCACTGGTGGTTGTGGTTCACCTAGTTCCTCAGCTTCTTTGCAACGATCTTTCCATTCTTTCATTGCTTCTAGGAATTGTGCATTGTTTACATAATGCACTCCTGTTTTTCTTTTAGCCATAATAACTCCACATAATTTATCGCTTTTATGCGATTAGTAGATACATAATACTATATCTTGATTCAATTGTCAATAGATAAATTAATATTCATTTAATTTCAAAAAGTTATTGACAAGCCCTTGACAACTTGGTATAACAGCTATGCTGGGTTTGAGAATAGATAGATCTAATGTATAGTACTAGAGTCAGGTTCACCAAACTCTTCCCACATTTCTTCATTTTCAATATCATTTAACTCTTGATTGGATGGGGCTAGAACTTCATCTTCTTCCCACTTTGCTTTCTTAACACAGTACTCATAAAATTTTACTAAGCCTAGAGAGGCTTCTGTTAATACCAGAACTTGAGATTTTGCAACATCAAAGGTATCTGTTTCTGCAAAATGAATCCACCTTTGTAGAGATAGTGCTTCTTCAAGTCCATGCTTAGTAGCCTTTGGATAAGAATTTAATTTCATTGGTTGCACAAGACTCATATAATCATTCTCTGGTTGGTGAACCACCTTGCATATGATTTCCTCACCACTTGATAATTTTAATATTTTTGTATCGTGAATCATTTCATTTTTATCCTTTTGATTTCATAATCAAACTGCTCTTCATTGTATATATTTATTCTTTCTAAAAAGTGATTCAATGTAAAATTACGCTTTGACTTGTGGGTAAAGTCATCACTTATGTCGAATAGGGTAGCGGTATCTTTAGTATCTCCAACTCGCAAGCCTCTTCCGATTGACTGCAAAACTCTGATACGACTTTTGGAAGGACTAGAGAACACGATGTTGTGCAGATTACGAATATTAATGCCAGTAGAAAAAGTACCATAGGATGCAACAATAATCGCATTATTTTCTTTCTCAGTAATCGCACGAATATCTTCCCTTGTTTGGGTATCTGTTCCACCATGCACATAGAAAACTTTTCTATCTAAGTCTTTCATCATATCATATAGAACAGAACCGTGTTTCTCTACAAATTGAAATAGTACTAATGTATTACCTTTTATTGTCTTTGTCAACCCCAAAATAAATTTATTTCTTTCTGTGTGACGTACAATATAATCTACCTCATCTTGATAGTTCATATCTTTCACTAACTTGCATTCATTTTCTGGGTAAGATAAAACTAATGCTTTAATTGAAAAATCTGCAAGAGTTTTCTTGTCAATTAGTTCTTTTGTGGTAATAACTTTATTTAGACTGCCGAACAGGCCTTCTAATACAAGTCGATGGGTTTGCATACCGTCTAGTGTACCTGTCAATCCAAAACGATACTTACATAAATGTAGTTTAGTTAGAATAGATGTTAAGGATTTTGATTTAAATAAATGGGCCTCGTCACCAATTACACAACCGAATTGTTCAAAGTAACTCTTGGGCATTTTATACAAAGATTGCCATGTGGATATTACAAGTTTCTTTTCTACTTTTCTATCATACCCACTATATACTTTTTGCATATATGCTTCTAACCATCCATAATCAATAAAGTCAGAATGCATTTGTTCAACCAAAGATGTTGTGGGAACAAGTATTAGTATCTTATCTTGTTCTGTCTCTGACAACAACATATCATAATATCGTATCAGAATGTAGATTATTAAAGATTTGCCCGAAGCAGTAGGGCTAAGGAGCAAAGCACGATGTTTTCTAATTGCGTACTCCACTGCAGCCACTTGATAGTCACGAGGTTTAATTCCTCTTCCATTGGATCGAAGTCTAAGGCTGCGTATGAATCCATCCAATATCTGTCTGTCGATTTGTTTTTCATCTTGTAAGTCCTCACTTATAGTATAATCTTCTTCAAAATCATCTAGATATTTTGTTAGGTAGGGTAATAGTCCAATATACAATTCTCCATTGGCTGGAGAAAAAAGTCTTATCTTTCCATCCCAAATCCTATTTCTATATGCAGGCATAAATCTAGCGCCTGGCACTTCAAAGGTAAAGTAATCTGATAACATCCTTGCAACAGATGGTTCAGTCTCTACCCTTAGAAAAACCTCATTTTTCTTAGAGATTGATGTCACTAAATCGCACCATCTACAAACTTACGCCAAGCAATTGCGTTCTTAATATTCCACTGTCTATCAGAAACATTCTTCATAATAGATTCACAAGTAGATACACACATCTCATAATATTCTATGAGTTGTTTCATCTCTACCATTTCTTTATCCGAATCTAGGTAGATATGCAAATCCGCTTTTAATATTTTATGATCGAATGGATTATCACGATACACTTCAGGGTCAGATTTACCTGAATAATATTCCCACTTTTTTCTTTTAAGAATATTATATTCACCCCTCTTCATAATGAGAAGTTGTTTGTAGTGATTTAGGTGATTAAGATATTTTTGGTGAAGGGATGCGTTTCTTAAAGACTCATCTGCGAGTTCTAAGTCATCCTGTTTCATGTCAATCTCAGCCATTTGCTGAAGTTCATCTAGTTTCATTATATCTCCATAGTATAAAGTGAGCAGAGTGGGTTGTAACTTGCGTTACTATATTGTCTCTACGAAAGAGCCTCAAAAAAGGGTGTCCAAGTCAACCATTTTCTGCTCGGTATATTTATATGCTTTCAAATTCGTACAAGTCATATTTCAGTGTAACAGTTGCAGTCAACTGCTCTGTATCTGTAACTTGTGTATTATAGTCAATACCAGTAAGGGTTGTTGGGAAACAGTTAGAAAAGTTTACTCTTACCTTTGGATTGTTTTTGTTAGTTAGAATAGTAAGTGTTGCATCACTCATCAATACTGATGGTTTACCCACACTCTTTCTTTGTGTGTTTATTGAAGGTTCGCCAGGATTTGTTTGTGCCTCGGATGCGATAGCCGAAGTGAATTGTTCGTTATTTTTAGGAAAACCAATACCAATCATCCAATCGTGGATTTCACGATAGTTAGACAAATCTTCATTTACTAAAAACGTAATACTCAAATCTTCAAAGTCCATAGTGTCACCCATGAACGCAATAGATTTAAAACGTGTATTAATAGATGCATCACCTGTAAAACTTATGCCAGGGATATTTACGTTTGTTGTAAAATACTCTACGTTAGGTATCTTCAACAATGTAAACCTAAACTGCGTAGGACTTGCAAAGTCCATGTTAGAAGGTTGTCTTTGTAACGGATTTATTTTTGCCATAGTGTTCTTCCTTTATACTATTTATAAAGAAAAAAGGGGAGCATTTCTGCTCCCCTTGAGTTTCGGTTGTTGAAACAACTCTTATTACATGATGTTTGTAACTTGTACTCTTCTGTAATATACGTTGTCGTTGGCAGTAAGTGCGCCAGAGCGTACTGTTGCACCACCAGCAAATGGGTTTGCAGTAAGACCGTAACGAGTCTTGAAACCAATTTTAGGCTGGAAGTTGTTCTCACCCACTGCACGAACCATTTGTAGTGGAACGTATGGGCAGTAGAACAGACCGGCATCGTAAGGTGAAGTACCCTTATAACCTACAGTGTAGTACTGTTTTGCAGCACCGTTTGCAGCATATGGGTCGATAAACACTTTGTAACGTCCGTTAAGAACACCAGCGAAAGTGTTACCAGCATCGTCAACATTCAAGTTGTTGTTAAGAGCAGGTGTGTAATCAAGTACACCAGCCATTTGCAGTGCAGAAGCAACATCTGAAGAACAGATAATCATGTTACCTTTTCCTCTGCGTGTCTCTTGTGCAATTGCGTTGGCATCACGCTCAACTTGGAACATAAGTCCTTTAAACTTCTCAACACTCCAACGGCCGTTTGAATCAACGTCCATGTCGAAGATACCAGAAGTTGCAGTATCAGTCTGTGCGCCTGGCTTAGCAGTTACATAGATTGTACGGACAACTTCACGGTTGATTTCAGCAAGAATTTCAGATGACAAGATGTTTGCCAATTCTGTTTCTGCATCCAAACCATGAATTGCTTTAAGGTCTTGTGCGAGTTCCATTGTATACTCGGCTTTAAGAGCTCTTGACTTTGCTTCAACGGTGTTTTTCTCGATTGAGAATGCCATTTCAGCGAATGCATTGTTTGACGCATCACCCAATGCTTCAGCAGTTGCAGTAGTCATACCACCATCAGCAGTATATGCGCCTGGCGAACCATCGTTAAGAACTGCTGGGTTAGTTTCACCGTTAGATGAAGTACCGGCAGAGCCTGGGATGTTAGTGTTTGCTGCGGCACCAGAGAATGCTGATTCTGGTTCTGCGTACTGGTTCTCAGTACCGTTCTGAGCCTTGTAACGTGATCTCATTGCAAAGATAAGTCCTGTTGGGCCAGTCATTGGCTGAACACCAGCAATATCATATGCGATAAGGTTAGGCATCGCCCGTCTTACGAGGGAGATGAGGATCGGATCCCAATTGTCAACAGCTGAACCTGTTGCGTTTGTTGGGGCTGCTTCGCCGAGGAAACCTCTGTCCTCATTGAGAGCCTTTTCTTGGTTTTCTAGGATTACAGTGGTGACAGCCTTACGATAAGAGTCATTGATCTCTGGAAGATCGTTGTGCTCTAGTACTGGTGCCCACTTTTCCTGTAGATGTTCTGTTTTGAACATTTTAGTTTCTCCTTATTGAGTTTTCTTATAATATTTATAAAAAACTAATTTCTTAGCTTTTATTTCGCCCGCTTTACATTTGTACTGATTGCAGCCATGTAAGCGGCCATTGCACCAGTTGTATCGAAAGATTCTGAACTATCTGTTTCAGAGTCTACTGATTCAGCGACAGTTGTTGCCTTTGGAAAATAACTTTCCTTGAGCTGGTCGAGTTTTTCCTTGAAAGATTCTTCATTACTAAAATCTACTTCTTCTGCGAGAGACTTAAATTTCTCGACTTCAGTAGCAGCAAGGTCAGAAGAAACTTCTGCAAAAACACTTTCACGAACTAGAACGTCATGTGATTTTTTCATCTCAGCACTCTTTTCAATTTGTTCGTTAAGTTTTGCTTCCAATTCATCAATCTTTTCAGACTGAGTTCCTAGAAGGTCGTACTTTTCATCTGGAACGTCAATGTAATGTTCTGCGAACAAGTCTTTCAGTCCAGAGATAAAGTCCTCTGCGATTTCGCCTTTGAGTCCACGCTCAATTGCGATTTCATTTTCTTTCATCCACTCTTCTACAACATAGTTCATGTAGTTGTCGACCTTTTCAGTCAACTCATCACGCACTCTGTTTACTTCTTCAGCGACTTCTTGAACTTTATCTTCTTCAATTCTTTCGACTTCAGAGCGAAGTTTGGATTTAATAGCGGCTTCAAAAATTGTAGCAGCTTTGTCTTTGAATTCTTCAGAAAGTTCCTCATCTTTTGTGAGGGCAGAAACATCATCAGACACATCTACTGAAGCAATGCGCTCGTCAAGAGTAGATTCGTCAACTTTCACTGACTCTTCTTCTTCTTCCTTGCCCATCATCTCCATTTTATTGTACATGGCTTTGAGTTCTTTTGCTTTCATCATTTCCATCTTAGACGCCATAGCATTAAGCATTTCTGATTTAGTCATGGCTTTTTCCTCTAGTGCTTCACCGTCATGTTCAATTTCGGTTTCTGCAGCAAGAGGTTCTTTGATTTTAGTTGGTGTGTCTGCACCACCGGCATCTTTTGCACCTTTGGTTTGAGCGTCAGTCGCCTTCTTCATCTTATCTCCAGCTTTTGCTGAACCTGATTCTGCTTCTGTTGACTCTTCACCGGCACCGCCGAGGTCTTGGACTTCACCCTCTACCTTATCCATTGATTCGCCTTTTGCGGCACCCTTTTTAGGGGCATCCTGAGCTGCTTCTTCAAGCTCGCCCTGAACTTCCGCTTCTAGTTCCTCAATTGTCTTGTCTAGTTCTGACATAGGGATTTCTCCTTGAGTTTTGTTTGTCTTATCATATTTATAATGATTAAAGTTTTGACAAGAACTTTGCAAATGCAAGGGCGGAAACATTTTCCTGTTTACGTCTTACACCTTCATTGATCTCATCTTTGATTCCAGCAATCTCAACTTCTTTGAGAATACCATTATCCCACACCCATTCCTTACCTTCCATAATGCCCTCAACGAAGGCCTGAGGCGCAGAAGGGTCTGCAACGATATCTGCCGCAGTTGCGAGATAGAAATCGTCTTTCACATAATTTGCACCACCTTTGTTTTCTAGTGAACCCATGCCTCTAGAAGAGACACCAAGTTTACCACCGTCTTTGATTAGTGCTTTCGCAATTTCCCCCATAGGAGTAGACAACAATTTTGCCTCACCAACGAAGTTCTTTCCATTAGCTTCAAGTTTTGTGATCATGTGCGATACCCTGTCAAGATTGACAGTAGGGCCTTCTGGATGTCCAAGTTCCCCAAACGCACGACCTTCAGCAACAAATTCTTTGTTATACCGAGCGACTTCTTTAGTAAGTACGCCCATTGGATAGACACGACCATTTCTGTTTTTCTGGTCGGCCTGCATAAAGATTCCACGAATCTTCATATCTTTACCACCACCGTCTTTATCTTCAGTGATGTATTCTACTTCTTGTATCTGTTCTGCAATAAGTTTCATGTTAGAACCCCGCCGAAACTATTGGGGTAATTTTAAAATCGGTTGCACCACGCATTCCGACCCCAATATCTGTATGGATAATAACACCAGAGTTTGCATTAATTCTTATTGAGCCTGTATCGCCATCATCTGCAGCGTTTCTAATTGTAACTGCCGCCTTTGAACCATTATTGAATACATAATGTGCAGTAGCGGTTTTACCCTTAGTTGCTCCAGTGGCCAGTGCTTCTTCTGCTCCGATTATTTTCATGTTACTCTTCCTATATTGATAGTACTTCTGCCTCAAAATAATCCATAAGTTTCTTTGGCGGAACTTTGAACTTCTTTGAAACACTATTTATTGTTTTGTCAAAAGTATTTAGGAAATCTGAGGGTTTAGAATCCATTTCCTTAAAAATAGCGTCAACAGCTTCTTTCATCTTAGGAGATAACTTCTTATACTCCTTAGATGATTTGTGTTCATCCTTTTCTGGTAGTTCTTGTGCGAACTGAGAAAAAGGTTTACTCACTATCTTCTACCTCTGGTACATGGTGAGTTACAAATGTTTTTGCAACGTCCTGTCTTTTTGTTTCTAATGCGTCACCAACTTTGGCTGCAAGTGCATTATTGAAATGTGTCTCTGCTGAGAGATTATCTCCATCTCCAATAGCGCTAACAAAATCTTTTACTGTGTCCATCATTTATCTCCTTTTGAGGGGTCATTATGTGCAAACATACCATCGTCATCTCCACCCATTTCACCACCTTCTTCATCTTTAATTTGGTTTTCAACTTCTTCAATTTCTTCATCATTCATACGAAGAACTTGTTTGCGTACATATTCTTTAGAGAAGTATGTACCCACATAACTTTCAATTTGTCCGAGCATATCTAAACGGTTCTGTAGAATTTCTGCATTCTTCAACTCTGTAAAGTGTCCGTCTTGCATAAAGTCAAACTGGATATGTTCTTTCATCATATCCCATTCTTCCATTGCAATAACACCTTTGAGAACCAACTGTGTTTTTAGAATATCCATAAACAATACTGAAAACTTCTTACGAAGCTTCTGTACAAACTTTGTAAACTTCAGTTCGTCACGAGTAATGTTATCAGAACGTCCAATACTGAATGAGTTCTCTGCCTCAAGTCTTGAGATAGGAACATTTAATGAACGATATAATTTGTTTTGGAAGTACTTGATATCATCAATCTCACCAAGGTTTGAACCGCCCGGCAAAGTTGTAATCTCTGTACCTCTACCACCTTCTCTACGAGGTAGCCAAAAATCTTCCAACATAGACATATGATTTCTATCGTCACGAATTTCGCCAGTTCGTGCATCATACACCAACTTGTTCCGATAACGATTCATTACGTCTTTCAAGTATGCTTCTGCTTTGACTTTAGGTAAGTTACCTACATCAATGTAGAAGATACGTCTTTCAGGCGCACGAGAGATACGATAGATAACCAACGCATCTTCAATCATACGCAACTGATTGACAGGTTTAATTGCTTTATTCAGATAAGAGAGGACTGTTCCTCTGTGCATATCTACAACACCTGAAGGACAATATGAAACAGAATCTTGTGTAATCTTTACACCACTGGTAGTTCCAGTATTTTGATCTAATCCCTTTTCATTGTAAAGGTAAAAATCTTCAATATCCTTTACCAAGTCCATACCTGTCTTTGGATCTTTTTCTTTTCTTTGTTCTCTAACCTTCTTAATCTTACGAGGGTCGATGTAACGTAATTCTTTAATACCCTTTCGTGGAGCCTTTGTATCAATTACCTTATGATAATAGATACGTCCATCCACATACCAGCGCCTAAAAATATCATGTCCTTTTGCATTGAAGTCCATCAAACGCAAAACTTCATCGAATTCTTCACGAATTTTTGATTTAATATTTCTGGAAAGGTCTAGTCTATCAAGGGAAAGTGAAACTGATTTATCTCTTTCATCTGAGACAATCGCTTCGTTTGCGATATCTTCAATTGCACTATCACACTCTGGTTGTTGTGCAATATCACGATATCTTCTAATTAAGTCAAGTTCATTTTTATCACGCCCATCCATGTCAAGCACAGATGCATAATGTCCACCGCCTGATACAATATCAAGTGTGCCATCATCAGAAGGGGGAGCGGTGAAACCATCACCACTCCCTTTGTCTGCTCGTGTGATTCTGAAACCAAAAAGTTCAGCCATACTATAGTTCTCCTAATTTTACCCAACTATTTAGTCGGTTTGTAAAACTAGATTATACGCCTGCATTAAATGACGTATAACGCCATGTAATATCAAAGGTTTCAATATCACTTACTGTGTCCATGCTCAGTTCAATTGGAGCAAGTGCCTGTGGCCAACAACTAGTTAGAGTGTACTGTTTTAGTACAGTATCATCTCTGTCAAGTTGTTGTACTACCATATCGGCAGTATAGTCAGTAACATTAGTAACACCAGTATTAGTATCAAGGTCGTTGATACCGTTCATCCATCTTTCCATACCGTTTCTGATTGCAAAATCGGTATCGTTAAGAATAGTAGTTGTCCATGTTTCAAATGTTCTGTCACCAGCGAGGAACAACTGGCGTCCTCTGAAGTTCACAGTAATTTCAGGGATTGTCTGGCCAGGCAAACTTGCTGCCTTAATAAAGAACGATGAAGTTCCCAATGGTAAACCAGTTGCAATTCCTGGCGGTGTATTCAGAATAACTCTGAATTGGTTTGCTCTTGCACCACCACCGATAAGTTGAGCTTTAAATTGATCAATTGTTGCCATTTTTTCTCTCCTTATCCTGCTATCTCTGAGAACTCAACGCCAGTTCTTACGGCGATGAAGTTCAGTGTGATGAAGTTAATAGAACGGGCTGGTTTGATGTAAATGTCACCAATAAACTCGTTTCTGTCAACAACCTCACCTGTGTTGTTTGTATCATCACAGATTACTTTAAAGTCTGTGATACCTCTACGTCCTTGCACATCTCTCAAGAATGGCTCAATTAAGTTCTTGAACTGTGCTCTTGTGAAGTCATCGTTGAACTCAAAGAGTTGGAACTTGGCTGCATTTGCAATTGCTTTCTCAAGAACAAGGAACAATCTACGAACATTGATTCTGTCAAATGCAGAAGGTCTTGAAAGCGCAGTCTTGTCACCAAAGAGGAATGTTCCCTGTCCTGCCTCAGAAATAACTGGGTTAATTCTAGCAGGGTAAAGAATGTCTCTCTGTGCCTTGTTTGGGTTGAATGCAAGTTTCACTGCACCACGAATTTGACCTCTGTTGAGTCCGGCAGGTGAGAACCATGCGTCTGCAACTTGGTCAGTATATGCGGCCAAACCGGCAACATCACCATTCAGTGGAACAAAACGATACACATCATTATATCTGTCGTACATATACTTGTATCCACTATCGAATACTGCATATGAAGAACTTGCAAGTTGGTCAAAGAAACCTTTGACGTTTGCAGTTTGTGTGATTGATGATGGAATACTTACAACATCTGATCTAGTAGGTGAGATGAAACAGATACAATCTTTTCTTGCCTCTACAAGGTCAATGACGTTAGTTGCATGAGTTACACCATCTGCTCCTGATGCTCCAACTTCAGTTGAACCGGCCATTACTAGGTTAATGTCAACTGTTGCTGAGTCTGCAAAGAATTGATATGCAGTATCTAGTTCACCAACTGATGGAACACTACCTGAGTTAGTTGTTAATACACCGCCAGCCAGTACGTCTGTAATAACTCCACCTTTACCAGCAGTTGATGCAAATGTAGAATCGCCTGCGGCTCTTGTTGAAGCGGTATCTCCTGCCTCACTCAAAGATGCAGTGTGTGTACCCCATCTGATATAAAGTGATGCAGTATTGATAACATTCACATAATAGTTAGTGCCACCCTGTGCAGTTTTGGCATCTAATGCCTGTGATACGAAAGGATATACCTCTACCACAGAACCAGCTCTACCACCAGCAGTACCATACTTAGAACCAGTAATTTCTCCTGTTGTGTCATAAACAACAACATGGATTTCATCAGCAGTTAGGTTTTTGCCTGTTGCCCATGTGGATGAGCCTGGGGCAGCATCTACTTGGTCATAAAACTTCCAACGTCTACGAACATTAGTCGCAGCTGCAAGTGCAGTTTTAACTCCACCACCGTTAGGATTGTCTAGTTGTCTGATTGTTAGATTGTCAGTTGAAATAGCAGTAACCTCGTACTCTGTTCCATCTGCTTCTTGGAAGTG